CCATTCATGGAATCTGGTATCTGACCACAATTCTTTCTTTTCTGATGCCATAAGCAAAGGCAAGTCAGCAACTTTTTCATTGTTTCCATGTGTCAATCCAATCAAGTTCTGACCAAATTTCACATACTTTCTTGGTGTTGCATCATTGTTCACAGACACATTCTTGTCATTTCTGAACCATGCTTCAAGTGAATCACCCAAATAGAAAGACCTTTCAAAGTCATGATTCCCTTGCACAATAACAACATCAACTGGTGCAACTTGTTTCAGTTTTTCAATACCTTCAACAATCAACTTCCTTCCATTTCTGAATGTCTTCATCCAACGCAAGTCTTCATCTTGTGGTGTCAAGTTGGTTGTGGTGTTTCTGTGATTGTCTGAATTGAAGAAGTCATTCCCCACTGGAAAGACAACTTGTTCAATATTGTGTCCAGATGCTTTCTGAATTATATCATCAATTGCTGAATGGAATCTTTTGGATGCAATCTTTGTGTCATAGTCTTCACCAGTTTCACCAGACCAACATAGTTTTCCAAAGTGCAAATCAAAGATGTTCACTTCAAGCATATGTCCAACACCTTTTTCTGGTGTGTACCTTACTGCTTTTGGTGAATGATTGATGAAATCTTGATGTAAGTCTTCAAGGATTCTTTTGCGTATCTGTCTGGCTTTGTTTTTAATCAGTGATGCTTTGACTTGAAATAGTTCTTCAGTCACCATTCGACCATCTATCTGTGCAGACACTTCCCACTTATTGACATTGTACTTGTCAACATGGAATTGTTCCAAGTCAACTTGTGCAACATCAAGAAGTTGTTCCAGTGTTTTGATTCTGGAACTTGAATTTGAAACAACATTCAGATGTTTCTTGTTTTCAGAAGTTTCAATCTTGTCTGATGACATCATCACTTTCAACAAATGCAATTGCTGGTCTTGTGATAGCCTTCTGAATTGTTCTATATATGGTCTTATTGCATCAGACCATCTTGGTCTGTACTTCATCAGTATATTGCAATAATGTCAGATGCAGTTGTTCCCCTTGACCAAATTCTTGCCACCCTTAAATAGTCAATGAATGTTCCACTTGGCACATTCTTCAAAGTGATTGTGTTGCCACCAACCAAATCAAGTTTGATGTGACCACCAGTTCCAACATAGATTCTTGCTTCTTTCAAATCCAAGTCTGTGGAATCTGAATGTGTGATTGCTTCAGCAAACAATCCATCATTCTTCAATACTTTTGCAAGTTTTTTTCTGTCTGTTCTTAGTGCCATTTTTTATTTCTTTTTGCAACAATTAGTTTGTGATTTTTCAAATACTGACATGCACAATGGAAGAACTGAAATTAAGGTGAACAACAACACCTTCCAATCAAGTTCATGTGTTTGCATATAGTCAGCTACAATATACACCAGAACACCAGAAATGGTTCTTTTTGAAGACCATTTTCCTTTGTTGTCCTTCAACAATGCTGGAAGAATTCCAAGTGCTTCTTTGATGATATTAAACTTCACCATCTTCAGTTGATTTGTCCTTGATGAAGAAGTCAATCATGTCATCAATAAAACCAAATATCTTCACTGCTCTTTCACTTGGAAAGAAGTTGAAGACTACTTTCAAAAATGCCATCAATCCAATGACCAATTCTGCAATCATGTCTGCTTCCATTCTATTTCGTTTTTGTTAATAGTTCAAAATGTGGATAATCTTGAAATTTATTGTCTTTCAATTCTGTGTCTGAATCCCAGTCACCACCCCACCGAATATGATGGTTGATTTTTCCTTCTTCAATTAGCTTGATAGAAAGACCCTTCACAAGACCAGCAAAATGAATCATTCTTTTGGTATCATTCCAGTCTATTGGATAGGGAACAACATCAACTGCAAGTGATGGAAACTGGTTGTGTTTTGAATTTGGAAACTTCACTTTTGAAAACCCTTTTTCAAATGCTTCATCTTGTTCTGGTTGACTACGATGTCCACAAATCACAGAACAATCAAAGTGTCTGACCACTTCATTGAATAATATCTGCAAATCATTGTGACATTGACGTAACCTTGAAGTTGATGTCTTTCCAAATTTAGCCATTCTTAGTCATTATCTTTTTGATATTGTACACAAGTGCTGACACCAGCACAAGTATTGTCAGAATGCTTTCAATGTTCATCAAAGGCAATGAAATTGCAAGTACATTGTATGTGTTGAACTCTGATAATTCAAGCAATTTATTTTCCATTTTTTTTCTTCAAATATAGTTCCAACAATTTCTTGTTTTTCTGCTTTATATCTTTGTTACACAAAGACCCTTTCTTCTTTCCAGCCATATCACGAACAATTCCAGTTCTTCAATTTGTTTCCTTTGTTACCACCAGAAATTGTCAATCCACTTTCTGAATATGTCTGTGATTCTGGTTGCATATCAGCACCAGAATTTGATGTGTATTCTGTGAACAATGTTGAATTGTTTTGCAAGTATGCAATCAACCTTTCTGTGTAAAATTGTGCATTGTTTCTTTCTATGTCCACCAGCTTGTCAACCTCTGCTTGTGATAATGCAGTGACATTTTCCACACTTCTTGAACCAATTGTCCCATTCATGATTTGTGCTTGTAGGTATGGATAGAAATGCACCAATGTCCACTTCAATGTTGCCATTCGCACATAGTCATTCAGCAGTGTGTCATAGTCACCAGTGATTGCATCTGTTGTGATTTTAGTCTTCAAAGCATTGAACAAGTCAGTTCCCAGAATTGGTTGAATCTGGGAATCTTGTGATTGTATTATTGAAGGCAACAAATCTTGACCATTGATTGATGCATCAATGTGTGAATATGCTTTTATATATGTTTCATCTATGAAGATGACTTGTGCAGATAGTCCCATGTCTTTGTTTTATATTGGATTCACCCTTCCTTTTGATGGTGTGTCTATTGGTGCAATTGATTCACTTCCTTTCTGTTGAACATATGGATTGTTTCCAACTCTTTTTTCATTGTCCATTCCTTTGTTTGGAAGGAACTTTCCACCAACTGATTTTCTGAAGTAGATTCTACGCATCCAGCCATGATAACAATTGACGCCCCCTTGATACAAGAACAGATTGTATGTTGAATCTCCCCTTTGTGACAATGCACCATTGACACCCATTTCAGACATTTCAATAATGTCTTCATAACGCCATTCAATTTTTGAATTTGTCATTTGCATCATCTTTTCACAAAATGGTCTTGATGAATATGTTGGTGTTTTGTCACTTGTCTTTTGATATACATATCTAACCTTGTACAATCCAACATCACCCCACTTTGATTTGTCATCAGCATCAGCCATCCCACTTGTTGGAAGAATATTGAACTGGTGAAAACCATCTTTTGTTGTGTCAATGAATTCTTCACTTAGAAGTTCCCATTCTTCATCATCATTCACTTCACCAAATTGTTCAAGCTGGTCAAGTAACAATGCACCATCTTCATCACTTAGAAATGGTCTGTCATCTTTTTTTTTTGCACCAGATAATTTTGCAAATGATTGTTCTGGTGTATCACTGAAGAAACCTTTTGCAACTGATTCTGGCAACTGCAAGAATTGAATCAAAAACACAATTGCTTGTGCTTCTGTCAAGATACCTTCTTGCACCTTTGCAATGATGTCAATTGCTGAACTAATTTGTGCACCATTGTATGATGCTTCTTTTTGTTCAACATCTACTTCTTGAACCACTTCTTCTTGTGGAACTACATCATCAACAATTTCTTCTTGAATCACTTCTTCTTCAGTGTCTGTGAATTCAGTTTCAAATGGATTGAATGATTCAAACTTCAACTTCAAGTTCATGCCAGATTCAGCAAGTACCATGTGAAGTGCATCAAGAATCAAGTCACGAAATGGATTGATGACAACTTGTTCAAATAGTGCTGATGCAGTTTGTAATTCTTCAGCATTGTTTCCAAGTCCACCACCATCCATCACACCAAACAATCTTGGTGAAACAACCCGATGTGAAATCATCACTTTCTTTGTGATTTCTTCTGATAGAAATTGGTATTGTTTGTCTGCATCTGACAAGGGAACTGGTGTGATTTCTGGTGTGGTGTCTTTGCCATCTGAAAATGTACACAAAAACTTACCAGCATTATCAGAACCAGAAAGTTCAGCTTCAATTTCTCTTTTGATTTGGTCACGCTTTTCCTTTGTTGGAATTCCATTTGAAAAGTTCATGATGTATGATGGTGCAAGACCATTTTCAATTTGTGACAAATGGAATTGTGCCACATTTTTGTCAAGTTCAATGTAGTTCCACGCACCAATGTAGTCTGGTTTTGGATAGTAATATGAACCAACTGAATTCATCTTGACAAACAAGACTTGTGTTGGATATGTTGCTTTTGCATCTGGCTGAAAAGACTTCAATCTTTCAATCTTTGCCCTTCTTCCATCTTGCCAGTTCTGGGAATAGTAGAAAAAGTCAACATCACCATCTTCATTTGCTTCACCACTTCTCATTGTTTCATATGGCAACACATTGATTTCAGTCACTTGTGTTCTGTCAAGTGAATATGAAAGTGATATATAGAACCCACCATGAAGTTTCACATCCATGCACATCAATTGCACATCATTCTTTCCAATCTTCTTTGTGATTAATTTCTGAAATCTTGCAAAGTCTTCTGGATGCTTTTCTTTGTTTGTTGCATCAAGTCCACCGCCATAAATCCATGATGAAATTGAATTCACCAATGCATTGTGTGTGGCACTATGTTCATATAAATCATTCGTGTGTTGTGGAAACAAGTTGTCTTCACCATACCACACAAAGTCTTGACCCCTTTTCACATATTCTTGTGCTGACCTTAGCTTGTAGGCTTTGCCAACTGCACTGAAGTGTTGTTCTTGTTTAGCCATTGTATGAAATTGTTGTTGGTATTGTTATAGGTTGAACACCAAATTCTGAATTCTGGAAGTGGTCATTTTCAAAGTTAGCATTGTGAACTAATGCCATGCCATCATTCACTATACCAGCAACCCTTGAATCATCTTTTGATTCAGCACCAGAATTTGCCAAATACACTTCATAGTTGTACAATCCATCAGCATCAATATTGATATGATAGTCTTCATCTGATGCATCAAGATATATTTTGAATTCAAGGCTTCTTGGATAGTTCAAATTGATTTCAGCAAAATTGTAGTACAATTCAGACCAGTATTCTTTGCCAGTCAATTGTTCAATTAATCTGATGAAGTAGAATCTTGGTGTGGAATCTGAATTGAAGTTTGGTGTGTATTGTCTTGTATTTGCATTTTCCACCCCAAAGTTTGAAATGGTGTTTGAAACAACCCTTGAAAAAACATCAAGTGAAAATATATTCTGATAGCCATTTGAACTTCTAAGATGTAGCATCTGTGTCTTCTTTTTCAGATTTCTTCTTTGGTTTCTTTATTGCTTCAACAACCTTTGGATGTTCAGCAATCAACATCTGCATGGTTCTTTCATCCATCACTTCAGAAAGTTCAATTCTTCTTCTTCCTTTCCAGATGATTTTTCCAATGTGTTTCTTCTTGATTTTCATATACTTAAAGATAAAAAAAAATGGTGATGGTTTAACACCACCACCAAGTTTCTAACAACTAAAACAGATAAAATTTTTACACTTGTGCAGTGTCATATTGTGTTTCTGATGCAACAAGTGTTCCACCAGTCCACGCCTTGAATGGTGATGTTGTTGACAAGTTGAATGCTGGAATTGGTTCAGCACCTTTCATTGTTACTACATATCCAACATAGTCTGTGTACGCAACATCACCACCATGTGCAAATGTTCCATCACCTACTTCAACACCATTTTCTTTTCCAAGTAAATAGTACACACCATTGTTGTCAAGAACAACAATTTGCCAAAGTCCTTCAACTACATTCTGCATGTGCAACCATGATTCTTCTGAATCATGTGACATGTGAAGTTCAAGGTCTTGTGCATAAGATATTGCACCACCTTTTCCAGTGGTGATTGTTTGATTGAAGGAAGACAATTGTCTGTCCAAATCAAATTCAAAGAATGTCAAAGAACCAGTTGCTTTTGTGTCTATGTCAGTAACTGAACCATCTGTGTCAGTTGTAACACCAACAATTGCTTCAGCATCATAGTAGTTTGTCAAGAATACTTTCTTGATTCCCCCTACTTGACCACCACAAAAGTAACCACGACCCTTTGTCAATATACATCCAGCCATTTTGTTTTTTTTAAATATTAATAAAAGAAAAGAATGGAAGGTGAAGAATCAACCCCACCTTCATATTCAGTTCTTATGTTGGGTTAGTGAAGTATTCTGCATCACCCACCACACCAATTGCACAACCCACTGCAAAACGCATTGTGATTCTGTAATTGTCTGAACCATCAAGTGGTGTCATGTCAATTGCTTGTGCTAATTCTAAAGAATCAGCAGAACCAACACCCACAAATAAGTTTCCAACTTGACCAACCATTGCTTCACCAGAAGGAATTCCAGCAGATGCAACAAGTTCATATCCAACAAATTGATTCTGACTTGCACCAGAAACTGCCGAATTGTAACCATCACCAGTCTGACCAACTGCAAGATTGTATGCAGATATTGTCACTGGATTCACATATATTTTTGTATTCTCAAAGTCACCAACAATTCCAGAAGGCATTGCAGTGATAATTTCTTGAAGACCATCAAGAACACCATCAGCAGTTGCAATTGAATTTGTCAATGCTTGTGTTGATGATGCCATTAAATGCTTGAATCCATCAAAAGCAGTGTAACCAGTTGCACCACCAACTTCACCATTCCAGATTGTGTGTTCAACATCTGCTTGAACTGATTTTGCAACATACAAAAGAATTGCATCTGCATAGTCTTGTGGCACTGAATTGTTTGTGTTGTACGCACTACCTTGCCACCATGTACGGAATTGACCCTTGCACAATTGAAGATTCACCATTTGGTCTTTCACTTCAAGTGAAACATCAAGCAACATTGTAGAAGCAGTATCATCAAAGTCACATGCACCATTCATAATCAAATTTGAAGTGGTCATCACTGGGATTTGTGCTCTGTATCTGACACCTTCAAGAAGTGTCACTTTTTTGTTTGCAATTGTTGGTGCAGAAATTACAGATGCATGAATGTATGGCAAAGCCAGTTCACCATCATACGCACCAACAACTGAAGGACTTGCCAATTTAATATCTAAAGCCATTTTTTTAGTTTTTGTTTTTGTTAAATATTGCAAAGATTCTTTCATCAGAATTCATTGAAGACATATTCACTTCTTCAACCTTTGCATTTGTTTTTGGTGTGTGCTTGAATGACTTTTCTGCACTCAATTTTGACACCTTTGAAAGTTCTTCTTTAGTGTTTGAAAGTTCTTCTTTGACTGCTGATAGTTCTGCAATCTGTTCTTTCAATCCACTGATTTCTTCCATCATCAATTCCATGCTTGATGCAATGTCAGATTTCAGTGCATAAGCAGACAAGTCCACTTCTTGCTTTTCTTCTTCAACAACTTCTTCTTCAGATGACATTTCTTCTTCAACTGCTTCTGATGATTCTGCTTCTTTCTTAGAAACAATTTCACCATCTACAACTTCAATGACAATTCCACCTTCCAGTTCATATGCACCAGATGGAAGTGGCATTTTCTCACCATCTTCACCAAGTACAAAAACAAGAACACCATCTTCAAATGCTTCTGCATCTGTTCCAATAGCAGTTCCATCCACCAGTTTAGCTTCAGCCATCAAAGAAACTTCATCATGCATTCCAAGAAGTGCTTTGATTTTGTTCAATGTTTGTGACATAGTTCACTTTTAAATTTAATTTTTCAACAATTAGATGGCAATTCTACTTGTTTGCACAATCACTTTTGATGATTGCTTTGATTCTTGCCAGTAGTTGTTCTTCTTCTTCATTCTTAGAAGACATCTGTTGCAACTTGTCAGTGAAGTAACCTTCAATTGAAAAACCTTGCACAACGCCTTCTTTTACTTTTGCCCAGACTTCATCATTGTCAACTTTCATTGTGACAAACCATGTCCCCACTGGAAGATGTTCAAAGCCATATTTCACTGACTTGTCAATCTCAAATTCCTTCACCCATGATTCCACAACTGACAATCCACTGATTTCTTGTTCATGTTCAAATGTTGCATCATGCTGGTGCTTTCTTTGAAGAAACAATTCAGATGCCTTCTTGATAGTCTTTGCACTAAACCAACAATAGAAATCAGAACCATCTTCTGCAAGTCTGAAGATTTGTTTGTTTGGAATCAATGCTGGTGCAATCAGAAGTCTTTTGTCTTCATCTATTGTTGCACATTGAATCTTCTTTTGTTGCTTATTCAAAGCAATCCAGTGTTCTTCCATTGCTGGGTCTTCAACAAGACTGATGGCATAAACACCATCAATGAATTCTTTGTCTTCTTCTGTGATAATTAGTTCAACTATTTTTGTCATGATTTTGGTTTTTAAAGTGTAGATTTCTGTTGAATCATTGTGTTGATTTGTTGACTGCTTGTGACATCTTGTTCAACCACATATGCTTGAACTGGTTGTTCTTGTCCAAATTGTGAATTGAATTGTTCTGTGATTGAAGGCAATCCAGATAAGTCAGCAAGTGATTCTGTTGCACCGCCAGATGGAAGTGATGTGTCACCAGTTGGTTGTGATGCACCAGTTGATTTCTTTGTTTTTACTGCAAGAATATTTTTAATCGACTTCAAACCAGTTGCCAATGACAACCCAGCAGACACATATGACAATGGTGGTGGTGCAGATGCCAAAGCCATGTTCACCGCTTTCCATGTGTCAATGGTTGCACTTGCAACACCAGACACTTTTGACATTGCAGTTCCTTCTTCAAATAAGTCACCAGCCATCTTGATTGTATTCTGCAACACATCAAGATTTGCTTCTTGTTGTGCTTTCTTTTCATCATCAAGTTTCTTTTGAATGTCCAAATCTTCTTGTGCAAATTTCTGATTTGAATCAAGAACTAATTGATTGTATTGTTTTGTGATTTCAGAAATGTCAAATCCAGATTGTTCTGCAAGAAGTTTCTTTGCATTATAGTCTTGCTTTAGTGATTCCAGTTCTTGTTCCCTTGCAGACATTGTTGCAAGTGTCAAAGTGTTGATTGATTCTGCTTGTTCTTTTATTAGACTTTGTTCATTAGTCAATTGTTCAGACCTTAGACCAGCAATTCTTTCATCAATGTCAATCTGTTCAAGAAGTGTCTGTTGGTATTTAGTTTGAAGTTCAATTGAAGTTTTATTGGTTGAAAGTTCAAGTTCTGCAATTCTCACTTTTTCATCTGCAATGACCTTTTCTTTTTCTGTCTGTTCTTCAAGTATTTTTCCAAGTTTTTCATTGGCTTTGATTCTTTCTTCAAAGGTTGCTGATATGTCATCACGAACTTGTCTTTGAAGTTCAGCTTCCAGTTGACTTTGAAGTTGTTGTTTAGACCTTAATACTTCAAGCAATTCTTCATTCTTCTTTGCATCTGCAAGTGCTTTTCCAGTTGCTAATGCACCAGCAAGTGAAATATCTTTGATTCCTTCAGTTGCAGTTTCAGTTGCTATTGTAACCACAGAACCAAGTTCTGTCACTGCTTCACCAATATTTTGTGCAATGGTTGTTCCAGCATCAACAACATCAGTCACCACATCTTTCAGATTGTCTTTTGTTTCAACAATCTTTTCATTCAGTTGTGCAATGGTTTCTGGGTCACCATCACCAAAGAATGATTGTTCCCATGCCAATTGTCCTTCTTGAACTGCAAGTGTGATTCCATAGAATGCCAACTTCAGTGGTGTCACTGAAATTGTCATCAGACCACCAATCACTTTTTGAAGACCTTCAAATCCTTCAGATGATTTTGACACTGCATCAAATACATCTGTGACAACTGATGTGACTTGATTGAATACCACACCAAGTGTTTCTGTGACCACTGCAACACCATCCATCACTGATTGATTCTGCATCATCACATCTTTCAAAAAATTGAATGCTTCAATGATAAGTCCAACACCAAGTGTCTTCATTGCCAGTCCCATGCCTTTGAAACCTTTGGACATTTTTTTCAATGCACCATCAGTTGACTTTCCAGTCTTTGCAATTCCATCAAGATTGTCATTCGTTTCTGCAAGTGAATCTTTCACAGAATCCAAATCTTTTGAAATCTTCTGGACATTGGTCTTGAATTCTATATCAACAACTATCTTTTCCATTTGAATATTCTTTTGAATTCATCCATCACTTTGTCATTGTTTTGTTTCTGCTTGTCATACCATGTCAAGACTTTATTGTTTTGATATGCTTCATGTGGCAAGTTCTGAAGTGCTGATGGAATGATGTGCATTGCACCAGTCCAATAATCAAACATTGGTGTGAAGTCCAACTTTGGAAGATTCACTTTTGTCCAATCCAACTTCTTTTCTGTTCTGATTTTTATGTGTTCCATTTTGATTGTAAATAGTTCAACACTTGATTTTTTTGTGATTCTGTCAATTTGCTATCATAGACAATGACTTCATATATTTTACCATCATAGTCTGCTGATGGTGTTCTTCCAGATTCCCATGACGCACCCACTGAAAACATGTCTTGACTTGTGTCTGTTGAGTTTGTTTTTGTGTCTGTGTTTGATTCTTGGTCAAATACTTGTCTGGTTGTTCCAGCCCTTGTTCCAATCACCACTTGTTTTATTGTTGAAGGAATAGTTGAAACACCACATGAATAGTCTTGTGCTGACTTGTTCATGAATGCAGTTGCACCAGAACCAGCAGTTGTTGAATTGATATTCATTCCATAGTATTGTCTTCCCCTTTCACAAATTCCAGCAAGTGTCTGACCACTTCCAGATGTTGTTGCATTGGTTGATTCAAAAACTACAAACATGGTGTTTTCATCATCTGATGCATTAATCAAACCAGCATCTGTGTTTCCAAGCACTTGATTGTTTCCATCAAATTCCATTGCTGGATTCAAGAAGTCTTGATTGAATGTTGGTTTATAGCTTGATGTAGATTGTGTCAAGTGATGATTGTTTCCACTCTTGTCATCCCATTGTGAAACATCACCAGATGAATGTGTGATGGTGTCTGGGTCTGCTGAATCCACCCAAAGCAAACAACCAGTGATTCCAGTTGGTGAAAAGATTCTTTGACCACCACTTCTTGAAACGTTTTGCACACCAGTCAATGTGTACTTGAAGTCAATTGTCCAATCAACATTGTCCAACTTTGAACATCCATTTGTTTCAAGTGTGAAATAGAACATCCCATCATTGACATATTCACCACCTTCAAACCATGCAGTTGCAGTTGGTATAGCAAAAGAATAGTTGGTGAAGTCTGGGTCTTCTTTTTGTGTGTCCAATGTGAACTTCTGAACCATTGGTCTTCCAGAATTGGTTGCATTCTGAATCACACCAGAATACTTTCTGAATGAATATTGTTGTGATATGCTTGAAGATGTTCCACGACCATGACCAGTGATTGTGATTTCAAATGCAATCATATTTGGAAATTCCAATCTGAAACAATTGGATGCAAAGTCTTGATATGTGGATGCAGTGAATTCACCAGATTGACCAATCAGAATTGATTCTTGATTTGTTGTCCATGCTTGTCCAACTATATGACCAGAAGATGCCCTTCCAACATTGTTGTACAGACTATCTGCACCACCACTGATGATTGTGTCACCAGAACCAATTGGTTGAGTGTAATCACCTAAAATGGAAACACCACTGAATTGTTGTCTTGAATACACATCAAAACTATTTCCACTGAAGTTCAATGAATATGGATTGATGATGTTGTTGTTTCCTTTGATTTCAGAATAATTCACCAGACCACTGATTGTGTTCTTGTTTCCAGATACTGAATTGTTGTTTGATGAATTCTTCACCACATTATTGTTCCCAGAAATGGAAGTGAAATTTGATGCAGAATTGTTGTTTCCAAGTATCTGATTGAAGACACCATTTGAACCATTGTTTCCACCAAGAACAAATTCACTTGATTGTTCTGGTTCTGGGTCTTCTGGATTTGGGTCTGTTGTTTGATTCCAACATTTTCCAGATTGCCAGAAAAGACCAAATGTTTCACAACATTCTTCTGTTGTTGATTCAGTCACACCAGTTGTTGTGTTTTGAAATATCACTTGACCAGATGCAAGTGAATAAGCTGGTGATGATGTGCAAGTGTTTCCAGATGCATCAATTGTGTTCACCCTTTCAACCTTCACAAGTTCAACACTACAATTTCCAACACCAGTCAATGGATAGTTTGAAATCTTGTTCAATCTGAACCAAGTGTTCTTGACAAATATCTGGTCATTGAAATTCATTGACATCACATCCATTGCAGTCAGTCTGAATGTTCCAGTCAGAATTCTTGCTTCCTTTGAATATGTTTCTTCCATGAACCTTTTCCAGTACACAGAATAAGCACCATTCAATGGAATTGGAAACCCTAATGCACCAGATGATTCACCAGCAAATGTCAAGCAGTTTGATGTTGGTGTCACCACTGCATCTTCATAGTTCTGGAAGATAGGAAATGAAGTGAATTCAACTGCTGATGAACCTTGACCAATGAACCACGCATGGTCAAAAGCATTGTCACCAGAACCATATCCACAATAGAATGACAATCTAATTCCAGCAACTGCATTGTTGTCATTGTAGCAAACACAACTTCTTATTCCAGTGTTTGGAATGTATGATGTGATTGTTGGTTTGAATATGGTCTTGACTTCTTGTTTGTCCTTTCCAAAGTCTGATGATGTATTGTCCACATATTGTGAACCATAGATTCTTCCAGCAGACTGAAGAAACAACCCATTCATGAAGTCTTCTGACTTGTCATCTGTGAAGATGATTGATTTTGATTGCAAGTCTGTTGTTGGCTTCAATTGAACATCTTTGCTGACATCCAATTTTGAAGTCCAATCAAGTTCATTCCCTTGTTCAATCCAGTCTTTGTATGGTGTGATATGAAGGTGTGTTGGTTGTTGTTCATCTGGTATGATGACCAAGTTGAACTTTGTTGCAACCGACTTGATGAATTCAAGTGCTTTGATTTTTGGAAAGTTCTTGTCTGCTCTGAATGTGATGGTTGCATTGTAGTCAATTAGCACACCAGTCAATGAATATGATTTTGGAAAGAATCTGACAAAGCCAGAATCAATTGTGATGGTTTCTGTTTCATCTGTTGATGATAGTATCAACACCCTTGCTTCATATTCATGTGATGTGTTGATTGCATCAGATACTGCACCAGTCATTGCACCACCTTCACCAGATGCCATTGTCAAAACTGGTGATGATGAAACAACCACATCATCAGTCACATCATACAACAAGATTTGATATGTTGTTCCATTTAAAGCAGATGCACCACTGAACTGACAATTGATTGACCACTGATGCATTGACCACAAGTTTGATGGTGAATACACACCAGAAGTTTCATTGTATTCTGATGATTCATTTGTGTAGTTTTCATTTGAATTGTCATCATTGATGATGGTGTGAAGTCCATTTGATGCAGTGAATGTTTGATTTCCATCTGCATACACACGCACTTTGTAGTAGTCTTCATTCACATTTGTGACTGCACCATCACCACCAACATTCATATCCATGTACAAGTCATCCATTGTTGTGTCAAGGAATGTTGATTCATAAGTGAACCCAGATTCATTCAACACCTTTGCAATGACCTTGTTCAGTCTGATTTGTGGTCTTAAATTCAGAACACTGATTGGTGTGTCTTCATCACCAATGTTCCCTTCAGCACCACCACCAAACATATATGAACCATAATCATACAATGAATAGACAATATTACCAGACAACAATGGTGTTGATGCTCTGTTCATGGATTCAGTCACATTGTCAAAGTTCATTGTGTGGTCATAGCTTGACCAGTCAAATTCTGACAAATCTTTTCCTTCAAGAACTTGTCCCAAAGTAGAAACAGAACTGAACACAACACATTCATAGAAGTGTTGCACATCATTCTGCACATATACATTTGTCAGTTGAAGATAACCATTGAACACATCAATTGTGTCTTTAGTGATTGTTGCTTCAACTTTGATTTT